ATGTGATCAGCAATAAAAACGGGCAGCAGTATCGCTGTACAAAGCGAGCTTGCTATCACCACGTCTTTAGCGATTTCGATCAAGTCGTGCCTACTGATCACTTCATGTCCTTTGGCTTGAGGGACTTGATCGTGTCCATGATTAGCGCAACAACGCCGTTCTGCTTGAGCTTAGACGCGCCAATCAACTCGCTAATTAGGGCGACGGCTGCCCAGGTGATGGGCGAAGTCAGGATGTCTTCCATGGATGGGCTGTAACTAGAAAAAGCTTAGTGCCGATTTCTCGATCCTTCTAGCCGGGCTACAGCGGACTCCAATTCTCGTAAACGGCTAAATACTTCGGCGTCGCGGCTTTTCATGTCCGTGTGCAGCACGTCAAGCCGTGTAGCAACACTGTCGACCGATGCAGTAAGCCGGATCACAGCATCCCTGCTTTCCGTGGCACGTTTGCTGTTATTAGTCGCGTTCATTGCGGCTACCGTTATCGAGGCCCCAGCTACGGCGGCTAGAACTTCAATCACAGCGCGCCTCGAACACTCGTTTCATCATGGCAGCACAGACTCAAACGGATTCTTCCGAGGAAAAAGCGCACACGCCTTTAGGGGATTTTGTGCGGCTTGCGGTGTTGTCATGGTCCATCGCAATGCTGAGCCTTAACTATCTTGGGTATGTCAAGGCGATGGATCCCACCTTCCCCGCCTCGCTGCTCACCGGAACAATGGCATCATTCGGCGTTTCCGTTGGCAAGGCTAATAGCCAGAAAAAGAAGGAGGAGCACGGCGGCAACGTCACCACAAAAACCCAGGAGAAACACCTGTGAAAAAAGCTTTTCTAGCAACGGCAGTCCTGATCGGTCTGGTCGCACCAGCTAAGGCTGATCTGACTCACAGAATTCAATCCAGTGTTTCGCTGACCGTGGATGCGGCTGCCAGTGCTGCTACTCGCATTGGCTCCAGCTATTCGGTAACGGGCAACAACATCACCCTTGATACGGCTGGTGGGCTTGGGTCTTTGACCGCGGGTAGTGCGGTTGGCTATACCCCAGCCGCTTACAGCGTTACGACTGCGGGGGATGCGTTTTCCTTTACCGAAGCGTTCACCGAAGGGGATGCCACCCCCTCCGCCACAACCGTCACTTCAGGAGTTGTTGGATCGCTTCCGATGCTCGGCAATACGACAACCACAGCCGGAGGTGTTGCTGGGTTGTTGGATGGATCCATCGCCAGTGATCACGTCATCAGCTTGACCGCTGGTGGTGCTGGCACCAGTGCGGTGGGTCAAATGGTCACCGAAATCAAAATTGACTGATGCGTTGGCTTGTTGTCCTGCTGTTGGTGGCCGGACCAGCAGCAGCCGTGCCCGTGGTGCCTAATTTTCGTACTGGTACAACAACCAGTCGGACTGAAAGCACCACGCAAGTCACCGAGCAGATTCGCAGCGTCAACTTCGCCACTGGTTATACCTACAGCGCATCCGGCACCAACGTCCAAAATTCGGGCTCAACCATGGTTCCGAATGCAGTTGACACTGGATCCCAGACTGTTGATGGGGTTAAGTCCACGTGGACTGGCCTCGAATTACAAAGCAAGCCCACATGGTCACTGGTCAATCCCGGCGGGTCTTTCTCGTTTGTCGAGCACTATTCCGGTCCAGGGCTAGAAGCGGTAACGGAAATCACGCGCACCACCGTTATCGAAAGCGTTACCGATACCACCTCGGTATTTGGGCCTTAATCCTGCTGCCCAATCAAGCACTGGCTCAGGCCAATGCCACTGCTGCTCCAGTGGCTAACAGCACTGGCTCGGTCACAAACCAGGCCATTCAGATGCTGACTGGTCCGTATCCGACTAATGGATATGGCCCCAGCATTTCTTGCCAAGGTCCCACGCTCAACCTGTCTCCGTTTGTCACCACCAGCAAGTCATATGCCTTGCCTTACAGCTCGACGGTAAGGACTCCTTACTACGATCCCACCGATGAGGACGAAAACGGCGTACCGGACAATCCAGGAAATATCCTCTATTACCAAGAACTCCCTAGCCGTCAGAAAAATAACCACGCCCTGAATTTTGGTATTAGTGCCACCATATCCATTCCCTTGGACGGAGGTCTTCAAGAGCGCTGCAAAACCTCCGCTGATACCCACAACGCGCTGCAGCGCCAGTTGCTTGCTAACAAGCGGTTGGATTTTGAGCTAAGCCGGTTGCGGCATTGCGGTGAGCTGGCGCAAAAAGGGATTACGTTCCACCCGCGATCGAAGTTCTATACCGTTTGTTCGGATGTGGTGCTGGTGGCTAAGCCCGGTCAGGTGTTGCCCCATCACCACAAAATTACGGTTTCAAAGCCCGACGCAGAGCACGTAAAGCACGATTCCGGTCCCGCTGAGCCAGCCTCCGCTCCAGCACAGAATCAACGTGGACAGGTTTACCCCTTACCTGTGAAACCTTTTTCACCACCTTCTTCACCGTAGGTTTGATCAGCTTGAGGATCAGATCCGAAAACGGTTTGGCCACCAAGGCAGAAGTTGCAGCCACCAAGGCAATCGTTGTCGTTGTGACCACAGCCTCCACAGGCGGTAGTCCGTCAATCGCCTTCTCCAGAAACGGCTTGGGGAGGTCACTCTCCTCCTTGACCTGAACTGTCGGCGCATCTGCTCTAGGTAATCTCGGGACTGACGGTAATTGAGGGGCTTGGGGTTGTTCGTCCTTGGTCTCATTCTGCGGTCGAGGTAGGGGCGCTCGAATCTCGGCAAATTCCGTAGGGGTAAAGTCCATCGGATTAAATGCCGGTATCTCGCCCTCTGGACAAAACGCTCCAGTGCCATTGGGGTCGGCATTCAACAGGTTTGGATTTAATTTCGCGTCTCGATGCACTGGTACGCAACCAGGCATCTCAATGATTGGGGGTCCCAGCTCCAGCGTGATGGCCGGAGCGCTTGGGACTGCTGGGGGTGAAGGGAATTCGCGGATTTCAGGGATGCGAATATCCGGGATTTCGGGCATCAGAAGGGCAATGCCGGACCAGTTGTGCTGGGCAGTTTCGGCATGGATTCTTTGATCTTGCCTTCGAGTTCGGCCTCAATGTGCTCAGTTACTTGGCCGCCAATGCGCTCCATGCTTTCGTCCATGAACTTGTCGAATTGCAAGTAGCTGATTACCAGCGCTGCGGTCATGGAGCCACTGAGCAGAAAGCCGGTGATGGCCATCAAATCAATGATCTTGCGCATTGAGAATTGCCTTTTCGTTGGCGTATGGCTCGACTGTAAAGAAGTCGATGGCATCCTGCACATAGGGCACCAGCCAGGTGGGTGGCCAGCAATACTCCCAGTTTTCAGGTCGGGTGATGCAGGGGATGACGGCGGTGCGTATAAAACTTTGCGCGTAACGCTGCGTCACGACAAGTTGTTCGTACCACTGCACGAAAAAGGGCCGCCGAAGCGACCCCAGGTGTTGGTGTGAGCTAACCGTATCAGAAGTGATACTTGGCGCCGACTTTAGTGCCGTAAGCGTTTGCCACGTCACCGGTGAGAAAGGAAAACTCTCCGTAGAGGTTCAGCTTCTCGGTCACGTTGACGCCACCGCCGACTTTGCCGCCAAGCTCCACTTCGGCTTCGCCGCCGTTAGGGGCAAGCACGGTGGGGCCGCCTTGGATGTAGTAGCTGAAAGCATCCTTGGAACCGTCGAAACCGATGTGCAGGTCGGTCGAGGAACCAGCGAAGGTGCTGCCAGCCCAGCCGGCGTTGTTCTCGATGTTGGCGTAAGGGCCAGCAAGTGCAGGGGCTGCCAGAGCAAGCGAGGCAATGGCGGCAGAAGCGGTTTTGATCATGGGATTGAATAACCGTGCAAAAAGTGTAAAGGGCAAATCCACCTAGTCGGTTGACAAACCGTCCCATGCCCTGTCGTGTCTTTAGCAACTGGGGCGTACTACGGAGCAACCGGCCATTGCACTTCCAATGGGTTAGGTTGCAGCGTGATGTCGCGGAGTGCTTGGCGATAAACTGCCCACGCATCTTTGTCTGCGGTGGCATCACTAATTTGAGTCCA